TCACTTGATACCATTTCTTTAAATAACTCATCATTATCAAGAATTATATTAAAATTAGATAATCCATACATACCATGCATTATTATTACATCAGTTAATAATATTTTTTTAACATACTCATTTTTTAAAAGTTCGTCTGCTAAAACAGGTGCATCTAGAATATTATATAGAGCACCATTATTTAAAAATAATTCATGTAAGAATTTATTATTACTAAAAAAATCATCTTTACATGTTCCAGTTGTTATAAATTTCATAAATACATCATTTAGATCTAACAAAACATGCCTAGAAATATCATTATTAAGAAGAATATCACAATATCTTCCAAATATTAATTCAGTTAGTTGATCATTTCTTTCTAATAATCTACCGATGAAAGTTTCACTATTAAATATAGCATGTCTAGCAACATTATCTTCAAGTAAAATTGATATAACATATCCATTTTCAACTATACTTTCATATGTTGTACATGCTCCTATTATTCCAGGGTTATCTATATTTTTTATAGATGCAAACAATTTTCCAATTTCATTAGGATTATTTCTCAGATGATATTCTAATGCTTCTCCATTTATATCAATATCATTCATAGATATATCTATATTGTCAAATATAAGTTTTAATAATTCCGGGTCTTTATTTACATATGAATCTTCACCATATAATTTATAATCATTTAATAAGTTATGAAATTTAACTTCTTCTATTAAATAAACTGAATTTGAAAAACTCATTTTTTATGTTCCTTTCTTTGAATATTTTATATTGTCTTTATATGATAGTTTTATTAAGGATTTTATACTTAATGTGAAATTATATAATATTTATGTGAAATTAAAAATCATTCATATGAAAGGAGAAAGAAATATGAAGAAGAAAAGAAGTATTATTAAGAAGGGCATTAAAGTAGTTGGTTGTTTATTAGGAGGAGTTGTTCTTGGACAGTGTACTCGTATGGCTGCAGGACTTACAATGTGTGATATTGCAGTAGGAAAAGAGTATTATAAGTTTAAAACGAATCCGGATGTTTACAAAGTAAAGAGAGGATTATTTGGTAAGAAAGAAAATGTGACTATTAATCCTCTTAATTTCAGTTTACATAAGTATTCTGGAAATAAGTTACCTATTAACAAAAAGACAATCTGTCTTAAGAAAGGGGTTACAATTTTATGATTAATGTGAAAAAGTATTTAATATTTATCGGAATTGGAACTGTAAGTGCTGCTATATGGACTAAGGTATTACTTGATATGACTAACAAGAAATATGACTTGTCTGACATATCAGTTGACCAACTTGAAAATGATGATAAAGAATAAGTAAAGAAAAAAAGAAATCATGTATTATACATGATTTCTTTTTTTATATAAGTATCGTATTTTTAAGTAATATAAATATATATTATTTTCGTGTAAAGAATAAACAATCATAAAGGTCAACCCAAAGACCATTAAATAAAATTGGGGAAAGAAGGTAAATATGAGTAATATTGTAAAAGTTGGTTTAATAAAAGGTAGACATTCTTTACCAGTTGATGATTATATCTTCAATGAAGTTGATGATGTGTTTGATTATGCTGAAATGAGTAATCGAATACACACAAAGTTAAAACTTGCAACTAGTGTAGACCTTTATGTTACAGGTCTTACTACAGCTTTGATTGAAGTTGTCAACTACTGTATAATAATGAATACAAATCTGACACTTTGGCATTATGATAAAGTGTCTAATAAATTTGTATCACAACCTGTAGATACAAATTATTGGAGCCCTATGCTCAGGGAAGGAGGATATATTTAAAGGTTATCGTTTCGTGTATGTAGCAGTATTATTATCTACATACACGAAACAGAAAAATAATCAATAATATTAAAGAGAAAGGACGATATATTATGAAATATTTTTTTTGTTTTATACCTAAAGAAGATGCTAAAAGTGGATTAAATATCGGTAAAACCTATGCATATAAAAATAAAACAAAATGGGTAGAAACTAACTGGATTGGGGGGTTTCTAACTGTTGGGTATGTTAAAGGTTGTGATTTTGTAGTTCATCAAGGTAAAACATATTCTATTATGAAATCATATACTGATATTACTGATAAATCAGTAGTATTTTTAGCAGTAGAATCTATAAGCGGTTGTGATATTGATTAAATAGTAAAAGATAGAGATTGTATATATTTAATATCAATCTCTATCTATTTTTTTATTTATTATAATATTGGATACTCAAAATAAAATACCAGAATATTGCTCTTTTATAAGTTATTCTACTTGCTTCTCTATGAAATTTACTATGAACCCCAGATTCAATTCCCCACTTCTCAAGAGTCTTCTTTATATTATTTATATTAGGTTCGTTACTATTAGTTCTTCTAAATAAATCAGAACTCCATACTAAGAAATGAGAAGAGTTTATATCCTGTTTTGTTTTATGTTCTGAATATATGTATAAGAATAATATAGAGTGTATAAAATTTTGTATTTCTTTTGTATATTTATCAGTTACTACTTTAGATAAATAAAATCTACAATCAGCTAAACTTATACCTGTTAGATTCTTACATTGTGTAACTCTATTTAAATCCAATCCATTTGTAATAATCATATTTGTGATATTATTTGTCAATAACTCTACTAATGATGTATTATTTTCACTGGTATCATCTATTTGAACTTCATTAGAAGAGTCTTTTGATAATTTAACTCTTTTTCCAGCAGCATAATTTTTCATATAAATATCACATATATTTTTTAATATTGATTTTTGATCATTTCTTATTCTTTGTATAAATCTTATTATTTCTGAATCAGATGCATCATTCATAAATTGCTTTAAGAATGAATAAGAATGACTTATTGATAAGAATAATCCGCCAAATAAATGACCGCCTTGTCTTAATATAAATTTATCTGTGAGATTATCCATTGTATACTGCATTACAGCTTCATTAGCACCATATTTAAAAAATACACTAAATATAGATGGGTATACTGATAATGCATATATAGATAATGCTGTATTTACACCTTTAGCATCTTTTTTTATATGGTAAAATCTTATACATAAATAAAATACCCAGAATATTGGGTTATTTGTAAGTAATTTAAAATCAGATGCTGAATTTAACTTCTTTACAACTTCTTTTGTTAAGTCGACAACTTCTTTACTATTTATATTAAATATACCGAAGAATAATGCTTTATCAGCATCACCAAAAGGTATCATATATACTGGTCCTGATGTATGTAATTTCTCATTATTTCTATCCATAAAATTTCCAACAGCTTGTTTAAACTTTCTATCTCCAACAGGAGTTGATAATACAGCTGAAACTTTTGGATATAATTTTTCTTTCATTATATATGAAGATTCTAGTACTTTACCAGCTTCTAAATAAATATCATTATTTATAAATTCAATATTCATAATTAAATTCCTTTCATAATAGTTATTCGCTTATTAGCTTGTTTTTTATTGAAAAACTAAGAAAAAACAAGCTAATAAGCTAATGTAAAAAATATTTAGGAAGGAGCGTCCGTAATTATGGATAGTAAGAATTCCAATACTTCTACTATTAAAAATAATAAAGAAGTAAAACGAAAGATGTTAAGGATTAATAATCTTATCGGTAAGGCTAATTTAAATCTTTATGGTACTGATAGAACATCTGATATAGATAATTTAAATGCAAAATTTCAAACTATATTAAATGATAATATAGGTGATATTACAAATAGAACTGAGAATGATGTTTCATCATTTTTATCTCATCTCGTTTCTAATAGAAATAAAGATTTAAAAATGAATGAAATATTAAATTCACAATTATCTGATTTAACAGGTAATAATTTTAGTTCATTTCAATCTTTTATTTACGATGCATACCGTAATAGAATACTTGAGCAGTCTGATTTACATGAGGTATCATCACAATTAATAGAGTTATCTGAAGCTATACTTATAACAAGAGATGCTATTATATCAGCAGATGTTGTTGAAGGTAGACTTAATAGAACTATTAGTTTTGGCAATATTGATGATACAGAGCTTGAAGGATACAACTCTATTGTAGAGCAGATGGAAAAGAAGTTTGAACTTCAAGAGAAGATTAAAAACTTCATTATACCTAAAACTCTTGAATACGGTGAGTACTATGTATATGTAATACCATACTCAAAACTTTTCAATGATTTTAGTAATATTAAAAATAAAAAGTATGGTAGTGTTAGTATGTATGGAGAATCTGTATCCATACTAAATACATTCAATTCTAAGAAAAAAGAAGAGAGTGTAGATTACTTTATTGAAAACTGTTATAAAGAGTATTATGGAAATGATAATTCTAATGATAGAATACCTAAAGAAGAATTTAAAGATGATGTAAAAGGAATGCTTTCAAATATAGAAATAAATAGTAGTGATATTCCATTACCTGTAATGGAAGAAGGAATAGAATCTATTATGTATATGAAAGAAAATTTCAAATATACGACAGAAGATAATAAGAACGATAAAGAAAAGAGTAATACTTTTGCTAATTTGAATGATGGATTATATGAACATACTCCACAAGGTCCAACTACAAAGAGAAATTATAAGAGAAAGAATGAATTCTCTGATATAAACGACTGTTATGTTAAGTTAATCAATCCTACAAAAATAGTTCCTATTGAGATAATGAATACTACATTAGGTTATGTATATATACAAGCTGATAGTATACCTCAAATGGCAGGAGCTGTAACATCAACTTTAGAGTTTTCAAAGTTTGATGAACATTCAAGACAGGCTACACTTATAGATTCTATTGCAGAAAGAGTTGCTTTATCTTTTGATAAACCTTTCTTAAGAAAGAATATTAAATTTAAAGAAGCAATTGTAGATTGTATCAATTATTATAATCTTAATGAAAATAAATTAAAGATGCAATTTATTCCTGCTGAATATATAGTACCTTTTAAGATAGATAAAGATGAGAATGGAAGAGGTACATCTATGATTAAAAAGTCCCTCTTTTATGCTAAACTTTATCTCATGCTACTTCTCTTCAAAATAATGTCAATTATTCTTTATAGTAATGACCAGAAGATTAATTATGTTAAACAATCTGGAATAGATAAAAATATAGTTAATAAAGTAGAAGAGATTATAAGAGTTAATCAGTCAAGACAGATTAATATTACTGACTTATTCTCATATACAACTCTTGTAAATAAAGTTGGTGCTGGTAATGCTATTTATATGCCTGTAGGAAGAAGTGGTGAGAGACCTGTAGAAACAGAGATTTTATCAGGTCAGGACATACAGTTAAACAACGACTTGATGGAAATGTTGAAGAACAGCTACATACTCGGTACAGGTGTTCCTAATGCGATACTTAATTATCTTCAGGAAGTAGATTTTGCAAAAATAGTTGAACAGAATAATACTAAGTTTAATGGTAGAGTTGTAAATTACCAGTTAGACTTCAATGATTCAATTACTACTTTATATAAGAAGATTATGGGATGGTCTGTTAATATACCAGAACATGTTGTAAGTTCTTTTAAATTTGCACTACAAGCTCCTAAAGCAACTCCTATTAATACAAAGAATGAATTAATAGGACAGTTCCAAACATTATCTGATTTTGCAGTTAATCTTATTTTTGAAGATGCAAATAATACAGATGATGAAGATTTACAAGGTGAAATTAGAGAGTTTAAACTTCTTCTTGCAAGAGAACAGTTACCAATGATTGACTTTGATAAAATGCTTGATAATAAAGAGAAAGCTGCTATTAAATATAAAGAAAAGAAATATAAACCTAAATCTTCTAATGGAGATGATGGTGATGATATAGGTCTTGAAGAAGACTTAGCTAATATGGAAGATTAAAAAAAGAATAAATAAGAGTATAGTAGAAATTTCTACTATACTCTTATATTTTTTTATTTATTTAAATTAGTTCATGAATGAAGAAAGTTCCTGTGCCTTGTTAAGATTTGTCTTAGCAGCACCATTTACAATCTTACCTGTCTTAATATCATAATGCTGCTCACCAAGCTTATTAATATCAGAAATTGAATAACCGCTATAGAAGTTAAGTGAGTTAGCAAGGATCTTATGCTTCAACAGAAGCTGGTTTGCAATAACGTTAATCTGAATTGACTCATACTTCACACATGTAAACTTAACATCGGTTTCAACTAAGTTATGCTCACCTGCACTGAAGTTAAATGGGTCAAGATTTATTTCTTTAGGGAAGCAGTTTGCAAGTAAACAAGCATGCTCAACCTTTTCACCAGTATTATCAGTATTTACTAAAATAAATTCTGCTGTCTGGTTTGCATGAATTCTTGGTACATCTTCCTGACTAAGACCATTGAATGTAGCAAGATTTGTCATTAAGTCGATAGAACTATTTATCCACTCATGTAATACTTCTCTTACAGGAGAACCTGCAAACTCGTATACCTTAATGGAAATTTCATTAGTACTATCTGTAACACCCTTAGGAATATCAAATGATCTTCCACTGTAGCCACCCTTAATAGGGTCAAAATCTACAGATATATCCTGAATACCATTTATTGCAGTATTACCGTATTCAAGAATATGTTTAAATCTATTTAATCGTCTTGGCATTAACTTCGTAAGATGTACTGGTTTTCTAACCATGAATAATCTCGCAAAACCTGTCTTTAGTGGGTCATAGCATGATAATACATCATGGGTTACATTTGTACCACCTAAGAATAATGCATACTCAGTAAGCTTATCACTATTAACAGACTTAATGCCAGCCTGTATGGAATTAGTAGCCATATATTAATTTTCTCCTTTCATTAATTATGATTCTGAACCGCCACCTTCATATTTTCTCTTATTAAGATCAATCTCAATAATAATCTGCTTATTAAGACCTCTAAATGTGAGACCAGCATAAAGATGGAATATTGAATGTTCGAATTCATATTTAGATGTTTTAAATGTTAAGCTGAAATCTTTAATAACTTCACCAACCCAAGGAGCAAATTTAGCATTTTCAACTTCAACGAAGTCCTTACGAACAGTTTCGTCTGCGAAGTTGTAAATCTGTGAATTAGCGTCATTTTCAAGCTCTCTCTTGAATCTGTAGTAGATTGCTGAGTTACTTTCTTCGGTAATATCTGAAAGAACTTTCTGAGATGTATTCTGAGTTGCTCTCTGATATACATTCTCATCGATACACTCGAAGTAGTTAAGTCTATTATCATTCAGATACTCTTTTACAGTATCATTATAAACTTCAACGATAGGCTGGAGAGATTCTCTTACATGACCATACAACTGACAGTTATCTTTAACAAATGGTATATGAATACCATTGTCAACAACATGTCTTACATACAAATCTGCCAAGAGATATAAAATAGTAACAGTAAATTTCTTTCTTGTACTATATTCTCTTGCAACATAGTTCTGTATATCAATAGAAACCATATGGTCATTAAATGCCTTAACATAATCTCTATTAAGAGTTCCAAGGTCAGCACCGGAAAGGGATTCAATTATATTTGTATCAAGGAATACTCTACCATTATTCCTTAATTTAGCAATATCATAAATCTTCTGCTTTACAGAATATGGATAGTTTGCATCAAAGAATGCAGTTACATTCATTCTTCTTGAAGACAGAATCTTTGTATCATATGTACCATCGTATGCTTTCTTATAGCAGAATTCCTGCTCTTCAGCAAGTGTCCATTTTCTAGGTGTCTTCTCACCAGGATAAACAGCTGTACGAGGTTCATCAAAATAACCATCTGTACCATTCTTTAATACAACACCTGTTATAGAAGTGAAATTTACATAGTTGTCAGAACTTGTGTAATCTTCAGCCTTATACTCAGGAGCTGATGTATTTACAGATGGAGTCATCTGCTTTGTAAAGAATATTCCAGGAATCTTTTTATCAGGTTTTGATACAACATTACCAAATATAAGGTCGAACTCATCGATATCAGGTAATTCACTTTCTTCTGTCTCTTCAATAAATGCAGAGATTTCCTTAAGTGTATTATACTTATCAACATACTGAGATTCCAAAGCAGTAGTACCATTCATCTGATCTTCAGGAATAGCATAATCTACAACTTTCTTCGCATAATCTTTCTTAGCATCATCATGTGCTTTCTTAATAAAGCCAATGTATGCTTTATAAACTTTATCAACAGATTCCTCTGTTACTTTAATGGTAACTGGTACTGTACCAATGTCTGTATCATCAATGATATCTTCAATAAGTGTAGAACCAGCTCCTTTGTACTTATTAGAAGTTACGAAAGCTCCTACATAGTAGGTATCTAACTCAAGACCTTCTTCACTTGTAAGTACTTCATAATTGTACATCTTTACACCGTACTCTTTTTCATAAGCCATATTAGGTGTAATTCTCATAGAATACTTATTACCACATTTTCCTCTACCTACATAGTTAACTGTAAATAAAGGAAGCTGTTCATAATTTTCAGCATCCTTAGTTGTATACTTTGTATCAGCCATAATCTTCTTAATATTTTTACTAACGGAGATATTTGCGACTGAATCAGAACCAAATTTAATTCTGAATTTTCTTTTATGTGCATTTTCGAAGTTACCAGAAATAGCAGGTGTATCTTCTTTATAAAGAATAGAAACTACGCTGTTTGCATAAGTTGCATTTTCTGGCATAACACGCATAATCCATACCGCAGCTTCATTGTTTTCAAGTACACGAAGAGCTTGCATAAGTGGCTGTCCATATAACTTAAAATTTGAATCACCGTGTGTCTTTATAGCATCATCTCTGGATGTCTTTCTTATCCACACATTATCAATACCTTTACTTGATGTTACAGCATATATTTGTGTGACTGCAGGGATATTTGGCGTACCCTGTTCGTCAGCAACCTGTGTGTAATCATTCATATAAGCTTCAACGTGTGGGAATGAAAACTTTGGTACAATCTGATTTGCTTGTGCCATTATTTTTCCTCCTTTTTATTAAAAATAATTTAATCCTATGAATTACTATAGATTTATATTAATGTTTGAACTGAGAATTATTGGATTTTTAAAGCTTAAAGAGCATTTCTACAGGACTGAATGCTTCATTACCATGATTCTTAGTTCTATTAAGAGATGTTGTAATCATTGAGTCAATATCTTCAAATACTAACGATGAGAATGTTGATGTATACTGACATATTTGTCGAATATTATTCATTTGATAATCATATTCTGTTATTCCAGGAATGTCATTTATTGCATGTGAAAATTTCATTTCTGGATTTTTATTATATCTATACGCAACTGACATAATAAGTTCTTCTTTTGTTGACGGAATACCTAAGTTAACTGAATTCAGTTCTTGGTTTTTTCGCCATATCTTAATTGAGTCTGAATACTTTATAAGATTAGGTATCTTACCTTTTAATATCAAATTCATAAAAGACTCTGCATTACTACTATCTTCTATCATGTAGCTGTTCATTATCTTTTGTCCTTTTTGATATTTTAAAATCTTATACTGTGTTTCTTCAGTATCTCCTTGTATTTTAAGAGTACTTTCGATACTATCAATAACAAATAGTTCTATCATAGATGGAGCATTAAAAATATGAAATTCATTATTTATCTTTATTTTAAATATACCAAGAGTCTTTATAGTATCTCCTAAATCTTCAGCAAAATCTGATTCCTGAAAATAATACATTGGTATATAAAATTCAGCATAATTAGTATCCAAATAAATAAATTTACCATCTGATTTTAAAAAACCCAAAATATAATACCTCCTTTCTTCTTTACATTAGTAACTTGTATTTTATAAAGAAAATTAAAGAAAAAAAGATAGACGAAGATACATTTAATATCTTCGTCTATCTTATTTATACATATTTAATCATCATGGTCAGCAACAATCATTACTGGTGTAGTAAGTCCTCGAGCTACTAATGGTTCAATATTAGAACCATCCTGCAATTCCTTACCATTACTATCAATATTCATTACTTCAATTCCGTTCTTTTTCTTTGGTTTCATCATTTTATCTTTATACTCTTCATTATCTTCTTCTTTAATGAACTTATACTTTGTAATCTGGTCTTTTTCTAAATCATGAAGTCTATCGGTGTAATATTCTTCAAGTTTATTAACATCATCAAGATATTCTTCATAACCAGGAATACCAAATTCAACCATCTGATTTACTAAGTATTCTTTTTTCTTTTTATTCATTTCAGCTCTAACTTCATTATTCTTATATGAACTATTATTTTCTTTAAAGAAATCCTTATATTCATCAAACTTATCAAGAATACCTTTTAATACTTTTATGAAATCATCTTTTTCTTCAGTTGCAAAGAAAGCGTTATTTTTTAATTTCATCAAGTCATTAGCAATCTTTATAACCTTCTCTTTAGTTGATGGAATTGTATCATTAGCATATGCAATATAGTTAGTAAATAAGAATAATGTAAGATTATTAAATTCTTCATAATCAGGAAGGAACTCTTCTTCTATATTTATTAATGAAGAGAATAATCCTTTCGATAATCCAAATAATTTAACCTTATTAAAGCACTTGGTTATTATATATGAATTTCTTTTCTCATCAAAGAACTTATCAAATAAATTCTTAACTCCCGGTTCTAAAAGTTCTTCAATAAAACCATACTTTTCAATATATTCAATTTTATTTATTTCATTTTCTATCTGTCTTAATTTTTCTTTATCAGTTTCTTTCTCATATTCTTCTTTAAGTGTATTATAATATTTTTTATGAGTTTCATATTTTGATTTATTAAGTTCTTGAAGATTTTCTCTATATTCTCTTGTATATTTAACAAGTTCTTCATTTGTTGTAATGATATCCATTACTTTAGATTTTAATTCATATGTCAAATCAAGAACAAACTTATCAGTCATGACGTCAATTTTACCACTATTCGCTTTATCTAAAATATGACTTTTTAAAAACATCCTGTATGATGATATTTCTTCTTTATCATTATCATCTAAGGTTTCTTTTTCATGTAGTTCCTTTATGACATTAATATCTATAACTATAAAATCAACTAATATTGATTTATCAAAGTTATATGTCGCCAATAAACTATTTCTCATTTCATCAAGCGATGATTTGTATGTCTTCATCATTGATACTACGGATTTATTTACATCCGCAAACTCTTTTTTTGTAGCCATATTACGAGCCCTCCTTAAAAAAATTTATTTAACTTGTGCTATTTACTTGTAAAATATATTATAAATTAAAATTCTTTATTTTTGACATTCAATTAATCTACAATGAATGTAGAAATTTAAAGAAAGGAAAAAAATAAAGAATGTCATCATCACGAATAGCAAGAATTAATGGCAAATTTTATGATTTACAAACTTCGAATAAGACATTTTTACAAGTTGCCAAAGATTTGCAAACTCTAAAAATAAAAAATTTTTATTTTATGCTTGAAATATATGATTATTCCTTGGTAAATGTCGATCCTTATCAATGTGATGATAAAGGTCGATGTACCCTTTCTAAAGATCAAATTACAAGAATACTCAATGAATGTATGAGAAACCCTTGGTATTTTTTAAGGGAAATTGCAAGACTTCCTGACCAAGGCGGTTCTCCTGTAAGATACAAAGCAAATAGAGGTAATATTGCACAAGCATGGTGTATAACAAAAGGTCTTGATAGTTGGCTTTGTCTTCCTCGTCAGCAAGGTAAGACTATGTCAGCTTTATCATTTGAATCTTGGATGTATTTATTTGGTACATCTAATTCACAGTTTATTTTTATTAATAAATCTGGACCTGATGCTAAAGAAAACCTTAACCGTTTAAGACAACTTATAGAATTACTTCCTGAGTATATGCAATGTGAATCTGTTGTATCACTAGATGGAACTGTTACTAAAGGAGTAAAGAATGCTACAAAGATAGCAAATCCTGTTAATAATAATAGTGTAATTATTAAAGCACAAGCAACATCTCGTGATAAAGCATTATCACTTGCTCGAGGACTTACTGCACCAGTACTGCATTTCGATGAGCCAGAGTTTACTAACCATATAAAAACTATTATATCAAACTCTGTTGCAACATATATGACAGCGTCTGCAAATGCTAAAAGAAATGGTGCTATGTATGGTCGAATATTTACCTGTACCCCTAACCCATCAAGAAATCTGGGGGTAAAAGATGGTAACATCTTTAAGCAAAACTCTGTTAATTGCTGGGACATCTCATGTAGACAATCAGCAGCGATAATTTGTTATTTTATTTATATATTTTACATAAAGATGAATTTTTTAGTTAGTTTGCAAGTTATTGTTCAACGACTATCGAAAAGACGAATTATTAAAAATATTCGGAACTGAGTAGAGTACAATATAAGCTATCGATATTGGAAAAGCAGAGCTCCTTATTTATAAGGATGATGATATAGTCTAAACTATATGGTGACGTATAGAAGTTCTTTTTTGAACTTGTATATAGAGTAGCGTCTATATATTAATGATATGGGAGATCTTGATACCCAAATGGGTCTTGAAGCTCAGTTAATACTTGATAGAACTGCTAAGTGGACTGAGAAAATGTATGATATGAAATCTGAAGAAGAATATAAAGCATACATAAGCAGTTTTGGTGAAATGTGTAACACTATTCTTTATATAGAATATGACTATCATCAGATAGGTGTATCTGAAGAAACTGCACAAGAAATATTTAAGAAGACAGATGATCCTTTAACATTTCGTCGTGAGTTTTTATTACAGAGATTACATGGTTCATCATTGTCTCCATTTGCTCAAGAAGATATCGAATATATTGTACAAAATCAGAGAAAAATTATCGATGAGTTATGGTTACTTGAGTATTATAAATTTGATATTTACGAAAAACTTGAAAGAAGTATACCTTATCTTGTAGGAATAGACTGTTCTACAGGTACTGGTGGTGATAATAATGCCATTACTATTATTAATCCATATACAGTTGAACCTGTTGCAGAGTTTGAATGTTCTTATATAGGTGAGACTAATTATGAAAAACTTATAATGGAGTTATGGAAAGTAATACCTAGAGGAGTATTTATTATAGAGAGAAACTCTGTTGGTGATGGTATTATAGATCATCTGATACATACTCCAATGGTTAACAGACTTTATTATGATAAGTCATTAGACTTAGTTGATACTAAGATAAAGAGTAATGAAACGATAGAATCAATTCTTAAGAAGAATTCATCTAAAAAATCATATTATGGTGTTTATACAAGTACACAGTCAAGAGAAGATATGATGGCTATACTTGCAAGACGAGTAAATGAATTCAAAGAGAAATTCGTTTCTGCTAATGTAATACGAGATTTATCACGTCTTATAAGAAAAGCATCTGGTAAGATAGAAGCTGGACCAGGATTCCATGACGATAGTATCATGAGTTATTTAATTGCTCTTTATGTATATTATCATGGAAATAATTTAGCATTATTTGGAATAGAGAAAGGTGCTAGGGATGAAGATTTAAATAATTCTGGTTTAAAGACTGATTTATATATTGATAATAGACTTGATGCTGAACTTGTTCAAAATTTAAAAGAAACTATTGCTAAAGAAGAAGCAACAGAGTCAATTCTTAATTATAACACATTAATGGCTGAGGAGATGAGAAAGTCTCAATTAAATACTTTTAATCTTAATAAATCAGGAATGATTGATAATACTATTTTTGATAATAGTGTTGATTCAGTACTTACTGATTATGATGACGAAGGTAGTATGGATTTATCATTATTTAATGATTTAAATAATTTCTAAAAAAATAAAGAAGATGATATTGGTTAATAATTTAAACCAATATCATCTTATTTTATTATGCTCTTAAAACAACTATTTTATTTTTATCATTTAATTTATTTAATTCTACAAAATCATCAGATACGCTTATTCTATATTCAGTCATATTTTTTGATAATATTGTATCATATACTCTTTTTAGAGTTTTTTCTGTATTATTAGTCAAATCTTTCACATTTGGAGATTCAAATTTTCCAATATATCCAATATATTTACAATCTTCACTATTTTTTATACTAATAATTAAATTTGTTATAAAATTAGCATAATCACCTTTAGTAATGAATGTTGTAAAATCATTATCATATTTTTCTGGATAGTATATTGCATCTAATAATACAATAGGTCTATAATTATTAGGAAGTGTTAAAAACACATCAAAATTGAAATCTAATAATTTCATTGTATCTCTAGTAATCATATTATTTCTAAATACATTATACAGATTCATTACTGATTTTCCTTTAAGTATTAAATCATTATATAATGTCAGTAAAAGTAATGTTGTTTTTATACCAGAATTAGGCATAAAATCTTCTTTTACTAATATAGTAGGAATTCCTTTTATAAAGTTCTTAATTAATATATATGATGGTACATTAATTATATACTTAGTATATTCGTCAGAGGTTTCAATAATAGGTACTTTTACTACTTCTCTAAAGAAGAACCATATATTCTGTTTGCATTCTTCTATTAATTTAGCATTAAAATTTTGAATATCTGTGTTACCACCATCATATATATCAAATATATCAATTCCATCTAATTCATTATTTTTTGTATATAAGATTTCTTCAGCTCCATCAATTTCATTTCTTTGAAGTTCTCTCCATAATTTAATAAATGATTTGTTTTTTGTTCTTGTATCATTCATGATATATTTCCTCCTATTATTTGATTGATTTTATGATTAAA